GGAGTTAGCTTGTCGATTGTTTTAGGTGCAGCGACGGTGTTTTTGATGTAGCTGTTGACGGCTTTTTGTGCTACGGTTGCATTTAGGGAGCAAGGCTGGCTAATGATGTAGTTGTAGCTTCTGGATGTTGTGATGACACCGACGAGCATGTACCAGACAAATGTGCCTACAATGTCTTTAAGTTTCACCATATTTCTAAACTCTTGGTACAAGTTTGAACCGGGAGATGGGTTTGGATTTGCTGCTGAATAAGGTAAAGGTGCGGGTCCGGCGCTTTTCACGAAGATGCCCTTACCGTTGGCATAACTATTGTCCCATGTTTTATTGAAGTCTTCGCGGTTTGCGTAATTAAACTGGTTGATAAAAATCGACGGGTCGTTATATATACTGTTGACGGCGTTGATTATCTTCTTTTCGGGTGCAGCATTAAACTGTGGGGAAACGAGTAGGCGCTTCATAAGGTCCTGAAGACCGACGAGTTTTGTCATACCGTATCCAAAAGTATTGGAGAAGGGTTCGACCCAACCGGGGAAAATGGTGAGCAATAGTTGAAGAAGACCAAAAATAAAGAGCATAGGAAAAACGGTGGCTAAAAGCCCGACATTCATAGATTGTGAGTTATTACATATAGATTTAGCTAAAGCGGTATTTATGGAGATTTGCGTGGAAACGATGGCTATAATATAAATAATATTCAACATAGTAGCCATGGAATTCGGCGTTTTATATTTAGCAACAAAGTAGAAGAGTGTAATCAGAAAAAACGTGAAAACCGATGTAGAGGGATTTGGTGCATTTTTTGCTGTAATATTCAGAGGATTACTGGTTGGAGTTACTTTCGAGTCATTTTTTGGATTTTCTGTTGTTGTACTCATTATATTCTTTATAATTACGTATGTGTATATATGTATTATGTATAATTTATTTTATAAAAATACTATTATAAAATAATAGATTATTCAATAACATACTCACTACTACTTAAAATAGAAAGAATATAGAACGAATATAGAACAAATATAGAACAAATATGGAAAAACCAGTATTGACAGAACCAGGTGTTAAATACTTTATGAGCGAAGTATTGAAGACATGCAAAGATAAAAAAGCCGTATTTACAAATAATATATTTAATTTAGTATTATTTTTAATTTTTATACTTATTATAGGAGGGTTTTTGTATTATAAATATAGAGGACGTCTAACGCCGGAAGAAAAGGATGCAAAATTTAGAGAACAAAAACAGGATGTGTTGGCGAGACTAAATGCTCTAAATGTAAAAATAGAAAATAGTAAAAGAGGAGTTGCGGGTATGATAACGGATTTACCGATGTGGGATGCTCCTTCTTCAAATGTTATCGTAAATACATATGTATAAAAGACGTGAGGCGTTACAGATGCGAGAGATTAATCGAAATTCGTTACATAAATAAAAACCGTTTTACAAAATATCTGCAAATATCTGCAAAAATCTGCAAATATATGTTTAGAATTGTGAAATGAAAAAATATCTTCAATATATAGATAGAATGTCTAGACCACAAATGTCCGTTGATGATGCTTTACATGAATATTATAAGTTGAAAGACCAGTATGATGGAAAGTTCGATGTAAAGAAGAGTTCAATATTATCAGATGAGACGCTTACGATAGCACAGAAGCGTTCGCAAATAGCAAAACTAAAACGAGGTAGGAAGTGTATTGTTTGTAAGCAGACGGGTGGTACAGTATTTACAAATAGCGGTAGAACATTAAAGGCGGTTTGTGGGTCCGCTTCTACACCTTGTGGGTTAAATATAGAGATAGCTAGAGGAAAAATAGAGAATATAAGTGAAATGATGGCTGCAACATATCGTAAAATCGAAGATATCAAGGAAAATATAATAAAATATAAACTCGATTTATTGTTCAAGTATATAACAGATGAGCAACTTGTACAGAAATTTGGGGAGGCTAAAACGGAGTTGGACACTTATTTAGAAAGGTATGACAAGTTATATAATAAGTATATCGATATAACTATAAACCCTCAAAATATAGAGGAGTTGAAGAGAATGAATGCTGAGTTATATGTGTATATAGGTCAGATAAAAGAGGTAATGAATGAGTTTCATGCTACTGGTGAGAATGAGAAGGTAAGAGCAGTGGTGGATATATATTTGACGAATATTGTTCCCTTGGCGAAAAAGATACGAGATGCGACATATGTGTATAGCGGTATAGAATATGATGAGAATTCGAAAGAGCATATACTGGTACAAAAGAAGTATAGTATTAAAACTATGGAGGCGGAGGTAGAACATCCGCAGGTAATTTCATTTACAAAATAGGAGGAGGAGCAATAACAATAATAATAACAACAATAATAATAATAATAATAATAATAATAATAATAACAATAATAATAATAATAATAATAATTATATATATAACTCTTGTAGAGTATAATTGTAGAGTACAGATATGAATACAGATATGAATACAGATATGAATACAGATACAAATACAACTGACAATGAAGATGATATGGTTTTGGATTATACATATAAGGATGTGAATTTAGCATATTCTCACGAGCCTATAATGAGAGATGGTTTTCGAGGTGGGCAAGAAGAGAGGAAGGATGTTGTGGGGACAAAGGGTGGGGAAGATGGCAAGGATGACAAAGATATGAGAAGTAACAGAGCGGTGAGAAATGCGGAAATTCCCGAGAAAGAAATAAGAAATGAAAACTCTTCAAAAAATCCGTTAATGTTAAGCGCAACGATGTGGGTATCAAATACTGTTTCTCTTTTTATTTTTTCGTTTTTTGTAACACTAATAGTAACAAAAGAGAGGAAATGGTTTTATATACTAATATCGATATTCGTAATTATAACAGTCGCTCAAATCGTGAAAATCATTCTTATGCGATATGACGCGGAGTTTCTATATAGACCCGGACGATGTATTGGTGAGAGAACAACCATAGACTCCCTTTTTAATAATAATTTTGTACTGAAAGGTATATTCGAAAAAATAGACAGGAACGAGTATTTTAAAAGAGGGCTTCCATCTATGCACATGACAACCGCCGTAAGCGCAATATCATTAATGTATTTGTTTTTTCCAAAGTATAGAAAGGTAACCCTAATGACAGCTCCTTTGTATCTCGTACTCGTAGGATACTCTCGCGTATACTTAGGTTGTCATACAATATTACAACTGATTTGTGGTGTAGTTTTTGGCGTATTAGGAGCGAAAGTAATGTACAATGTTTTTGGGTAGTATATGCGGAGGTATTAGCTATGGTAAAAAATATAGTAAAATGATATAGAAATGTTTTAATATATTTTATATAGACATCATATAAAATATGTGCGAAAGAAATGGTGAGGGATGTTCTTCAGGGTGTTGTTCGGAATGTGACTTTGATGAGTGGCTTGATTACACATTAGGCACGACAAGTGATGATGAAGATATGGAAACATTGGAAACATCCGAAGTAAGAGATGCAACAGATGCGAGAGAAATACAGAAAATCGAGGAAAAAGAGAAAGAGAAAGAGGAAGCCAAAGAGAAAGAGAAAGAAAAGAGGGAAAACTGCGGACATTACATATCTGGTTGTAAAATCATTGCAAAATGTTGCGGAAGAGATTTCGGGTGTCGTATATGCCATGATTTTGAAGTATCAGAACATGAGATAAACCGGTACGAAATTGAAGAAATTGTTTGTAATCATTGTAGTACGCGACAACCGGTGTCTAACTCTTGCATAAATAAAGAATGCTTCTTTTTCGTAGAAAAGTTTGCTTCATACTATTGCGATATATGCCACTTGTATTCAGACAAACCTGCATCGGAAATTTACCACTGCGAAAAGTGTAAAATATGCCGAATATGTGGAGTTGGGAATAAACCTAGTGATTTTTTTCACTGCGATAAATGTGGCGGTTGTATTCATAACGTCCTTGAAAAAACACACAAATGTGTATCGGATGCATTTCGAAATGACTGTTGTATATGCTTGGATAATATATTTTTGTCTAGAGAACCTACCTCTTTTTTACCCTGTGGACACGTAATACATAGTTCTTGCCTGAACTCGTCATTAAAACAGAATAAATATACATGCCCGTTATGTAGGAAAATCATGATACAGGGAAGCATGCTTGAAGTGATGATTCAGCATTACGATGACATCATTGCGCTTTATCCGTATGATGATAATATAGAAACTGAAATCACTTGCAATGATTGCGAATTTAAAGGGAAAGTGAGTTTTCATCCAATAGGACTGAAATGTAGGGGGTGTGGGGGTTATAATACGCATAAAATACGATAAGACCATGATATGCAATCATGATATACAAGAACATATATTATTAAAAATATATGCAAACTATATAAAAATATTTTATATGTAGTGTATATTAGAGCTAAGATAATAAAAATGTTTAAATTGTTAAGTAAAGTGTACACGATATTATCATATTCGGGGAGATATATTAGTAGTCGACCCAGTACATATGCGAAATGTAGTAACAATTTTCAACCCATGAGTTGTAATGCGTTTAGAAATCTAGAAACTAAAAACGTAAACGTAAACATAAACAGAAACATAAAGGGCGAAGAATCATTTATGTGTGAAATAACAAATAAACCGAAGAGAAAAGGGAACAAAGACTGCACGTGTGAAAAAACGTGTATAGTAAATCAATCAGAAACTCGAATTATTCATGATGGTTCAAATAAATAAAATAAATATAAATAAATATTATATATTTTATATATATAATACTTTACATACGATATTTGACACGACACATCTTACGCATATGAAATATATATCGATACCAGTATTTATTTTAAGTTTTCTAATAGGGATGGTGTACATTTACATGTCATCTCCTCCGACTAGAAACATTTTAATATATCCTACCGTGGATAATAATAGCAAATTTCAGTATATAGATAAAGCTGAAAACTGTTTTACTTTCGAAGCAAAGGAAAATAAGTGTCCTTTTAATACGGGTTCATTAAAAACAATACCGATACAAGTTTGATATAGAGATAGAGATAGAGATAGAGATAGAGATAGAGATAGAGATAGAGATAGAGATAGAGATAAAGATACAGATAAAATATTATATATTATACATATATAGTATACATATATATTATACAATATAGAAAATAGAAAATGAATATAAAAAAGTGGATACATTCCGATACAAGTAAATATATAATATCAGTAATTCTTGGATTAGGTTTATCAACATTATTTAGAAAAGAATGCTATGGGGAAAAATGTATTGAATTTACATCGCCGCCAATACAAGAACTTGAAAAAGAGACGTATTTATATGGAAAAAAGTGTTATACGTATAAGAGTAGTTCGCAACATTGCGATACTCAAAAAAAAACTGTAAGATTTGCGTAGTAAATGAAATCTATCATTCTTTATAGAATATATTAAGAGAATAAATGTCTGATACGACGAGCATCGATGACCTTCCTACTGATCCGAGTATGGGGAATCAAAATAATATCATACTTCAAAAAACAGAAATGAATAATGGTATGAGAGGTGTTGGCGGAATGGGCGGAATGGGGGAAGGCGGTATGACAACGAATCAAGTTATGCCTCCGGCACAAGTATACTCGCCAAATGTTGCCGGTGTAAATATGATGGGTGGTGGAATGGGTATGCAGCAGCCACAGTATCCTCAGCAGCAACAGCAGCAGCAACAACAACAACAACAACAACAACCCAATGTTATGAATGAGTTGGTAAATGGATTACAAAGAGCAAGTGCATCCGGATTGACAAATTTGCCTTCTCGTGATATACCTATGAATACGTCAGGTATGATGAATGACGCGCAAGTAAAGCCAAACTATGTTCCTAACAATTATAGAAAAGAAAACGATGATTATATTGGAGAACACGATGACGAAGAAGCAACAAATGAAGAAATATATATGAATCGTGTAAAAACGGCTGATACAATGGAAGATATATATAAGTTGATACAAGTACCTCTATTGGTGGGTATACTTTATTTTGCATTTCAGTTGCCTGTTTTTAGAAAGTACATGTTAAAATATATACCATCCATTTTTAATAGCGACGGTAACTATAATATACGTGGACTCGTTTTTGTTAGTTCTTTATTCGGTGCAGGGTATTTTGGACTTACAAGGATATTAGATACTGTTGCAGTATAAAGTGTATAGGCACATGAGGTTCGTGAGATTCATAAAAATACAATAATAAATACTATTTTTTATTGTATATTGTATATTTTGATATTTTTATATTTTGATATTTTTATATTTTGATGTTTTATTTACTGTATAGTTTTTCATCTGTTACATTTGCATTCATTTTTGAAGGAGTAAATTCGTTCTGAATAATTAATAACTGGTTGTCGGAAATATTATTTTTATTTTTATTTTTATTTTTATTCTTATTTATTTTTTTAGTAGAATTTTTATTTTTTTTCCTATTCATTAATACACGCGATAAATAACTCGTAGAACGCATCGACTGTGAC